CGCTGGCGGATGCTCCCTCGGGGAGTGCTGGCACCGCGGCACACATAGCCCCTCCGGGGGTGTCATCGGCAATACCCGTAGGAGGACGAATGCCGACGAAATCGACCAAGCGGTGGACCCCGTTCGTGCGTGAGCATGACTTCGAGACGTGGCTGGCCAGCAACCTGGAGGCCATCGGCTGCCGGGTGTCGCGCCAGCCCGTCTACATGGCGAGCGCGGCACACCTGCCATCCGGCAAGACCACGCCCAAGCTCGACCTTCACGTCATCGTGCCGCCGGGCGTCAACTCGACGGGCCAGCGGCTTGAGCTCGTGGTGGAGATCAAGAACCGCGACAACATCTCAGCGCTCCGAGAGGCGCAGCGGCAGGTCACGGCGGCGATGTCTGGCATGGACTGGCGCACGGCGCCGAAGCGTGGCCGGCAATTTGCGCTTGGGCAGCGGCCCTGGCGGGCCCTCGTGGTGACGCCTGGACAGCTCCGACGCCAGATGTGGCAGCGGTGGGGCTTCGAGGACGCCTCGACGCCCGAGATGCGAGAGGTGCCCCCGTGGTCGCCGGACGTGTGGAGCCTCTACGACCGGCAGCTTTGGGATGTGGGCGCCTCGCTGCTCAACCAGCTTGGGCCGGATGCGTGGGCGTTCCGCGCGCACATCTCGGGGCAGGACCAGAACATCATGCTGCGGGGTGGCCGATGATGCGCTGGGACACAGTGGTCTACAACGGCGGCGCTCGCGACAACCAAGCCGACCCCCGGCGCTGGACGGCGGCAGACTTGGTGCGGGTGCTGACGACGCGCCGAGACTGGCCCCACGCCAAGGTCGACGTGCCGGCGTGGTCGCCCGTCCGCATGAAGGCACCGAGGCGGCTGGCGGCGAATGTCGAGGCGGTCACGATGCTGGTGCTCGACTGCGACCGCGGCGAGAGCTTGGACACGCTGGAGGCGCTTGGCAGCGGCTACGCCCGCATCGGGCACACCTCGTGGAGCCATCGCCCCGAGCACCCCAAGGTGCGCTTGGTGTTCCCCTTCGCCTCCCCGTGCCCTGTGGAGCACTGGGCCCGGGTGTGGGACGCGGCGGCGCAGTGGGCAGCGGCGGGCGGTGTGACGATCGACGCGGCCACGAAGGATCCAAGCCGGCTCTACTTCCTGCCCGCCACTGAGCCGACCATCGAGGGCCGGGAATGGTGGGAGTGCTGGGCACACGGAACGGACGGGGGGAGGACGCTGCTGTCGTGGGCGGCGCTTGCCAACGACTACCCACCGGTTGCGCCACCGCCCATCGTCCACGTCGCGACGTGCGGGCGACTGGAGGACACGGAGGACGCGAGAGAGAAGCGGCGCCGAGCCTTCGCCCGTGCGATGGTGGAGCACCGCTGCCGTGGGATGGTAGCGGCTGGAGAGGGCGGCAAGGGCGCGGGAACGGGCCGGGCCAATCGCACCTTTGCCCTCGGCCGGCTCGTGCGGCGGCTGGCGCTGGCTGGCGCGCTGGATGAGGCTGAGGGCGTGGCGATGGTGGAGGCGGCGGCCGTCGAGGCGGGCCTTCCACCCAAGGAGTACACCCGCGCCATCCGCAACGGTCTGGCGCGTGGGTCGGCGGACGGCCCCGAAGACATCGAGCGGTACCTGGAGGAGCGATGACAGTGACACAGCTACACGAGGTCGACCGCGACGAGCGGGCAGCGCAGATTGGCAAGGTGATGCAGACCCTCGACCGCAAGTGGTCGAAGGACGGCGAGTGCCTGGGAGCCAAGCGCACGCTGCTCAACCTGGAACGCATCATCAAGGGCGATCCCTGGTTCGCCTCTCGCCTCAGGTTCAACGGCCTTTCCGAGTGCGTGGAGTGGCAAGGCAAGCGGCTTCGAGACGAGGACGTGACCCGGGCACGGCTTTCCATCGCCCGTGCCTACGGCGTGGAGTACGGCGCGGAGTCGATGCAGGCGGTGATGACCGAGGCGGCCGTGCAGGCCACCTACCACCCGGTGGCCCACTACTTGCGCGAGCTGCTGTGGGACGAAGTGCCGCGCATTGACGGCTTCCTGCACACCCACCTGGGTGTCGAGGACACCCCGCTCACTCGTGCCATCTCACGCCGCTGGTTCGTCTCGTGCGTGGCCCGGGCGATGGGGCGAGGGCTGGCACCGGTCAAGGTCGACACGGTGCTCATCCTGGCTGGACCACAGGGAGCGCGGAAGTCCACGGCCTTTCGGGTGCTGGCCGGCGATGGGTGGTTCTCAGACACCGCCCTCGACCTCCGGAACAAGGACGCCTATCAGGCCATCCGCGGCGTCTGGATCTACGAGCTGGCCGAGCTCGCCGCGACCCGGCCGCGCGATGCGGAGACGGTCAAGGCGTTCCTGTCCGCGCCCACCGACCGCTACCGGCCGCCCTACGCGCGCAACACGGTGGAGAGCCACCGCCAGTGTGTGTTCGTCGGCACCACCAACGAGGCGACGTTCTTGGCGGACCCGACCGGCGCCCGGCGGTTCTGGCCGGTCACGGTGGGCACCATCGACATCGACCGCATCAAGGCCGACCGGCACGCTCTGTGGGCTGAGGCGGTGACCGCTTGGCAGAAGGGTGAGGAGTGGTGGCTGACCCGTGAGCAGGACGCAGCGCTACGCGAGACCCAGGAGCAGTACCAACACGAAGACCCGTGGCACGCGGCAGTGGCGGCGTGGCTGAAAGAGCACGGGCGGTCCACCGTGTCCACTGCCGAGCTGCTGAGCCGAGCGGTGGAGGTGGAGACCGGGCGCCAGGGCAAGCAGCACGAGATGCGGCTTGGGGGCATCCTGACCCGGATGGGGTGGACAAGGAAGCGCGTGCAGCGCGGCGGCAAGCGGTCATGGAAGTGGGTTGCGCCGTGACCGCTGCCCTTGGGGTGTCCCCTCATGTGGCCTTTCGGGAACCCCCGTATACTGGCAGCGAGAATGCAGACGGATCCCCGGTTCTCAGCCAGTGGCATCACCTCACCCTACCTTTTCAGCAAAAGACCAGAAGAGGTAAAATACAATTGCTCTTCTGGAGAAATGGCAGGGCAGAGGGGCAGAACTCCGAAGGCGACGTGGTGGCGCGGGTAGTCGCTGCCACTTGCCACTGGCAGAGGCAGGGCACGAGGGTGGCAGCGTAGGAAACTGTTGCTATCTGCCTCACCGGGCATTAGGGGCAGGTAGAACCAAAGGAGACCCATGAAGCCCCGACACATCGTTTCGGTCGCGCTGTCGGCCGACCTCTTCACCGCGCTGAAGGCTGAGGCTGAGCGCACCCGTGCGAGCCGGGCGCAGGTCATGCGTTCCGCGCTGGCGAAGCACATCGCTGCCCCTTCGCTGGCAGCAGATGACCCGGTGTTGCCAGACCGTCTACTGGCCGTAGCGGACGACATGGCGGCCGACGCGACGTCCGAGGGGCACGCCCAGATGGCCGGCCGTGGCCTCAAGCGCGCGGAGCAGATGGCAATCGGCGGCTACCTCCGGGCAGCCGGATGGCATCGGCGTCGCATCATGGTCAAGGGTTGCCGCCGATGGCGTTGGGTGCCACCCCACGTCGACGAGCCCCCCAACGCCCTCACGCCCGAGCAGGAGGCGAAGCTGTCGGCGGCTGTGGTCAAGGAGGTGGGCCGTGGGTGAGCACTGGCTACTGAAGACCACATTGGCTGTGAGTCGTGACCACTGGTCGGGAGAGCGCGAACATGTTGTCTGGGACATCTATCGCGACTTCGGGAATGGCCAGTTTTGCTACGCGGTCGGCAACAGCGACACTGGCCAGGAGCGGCTGTCAGACACAGCCACAACCGCCGACGAAGCCGCCGAGTCCCTGTGCAAGGCGCTGGGGTGGACGGAGCCCGGGGCCACGCCCTCGCCCGTGGTGGTTCAGCGTCCCGACCCGTGGGCTGAGGATGCGCGGATGGAGGTGGTCGATGGTTGACCCCATCCTCACCTTCGCCATCCTCATGGTGGAGCGGAGCACCGACGCGGGCCGCCTTCACCAAGCCGACCACGTCACCGACCCCGAGCTCCACCGGCTCCAGGGCCCACACGGTTGGCAGTGGCACGTCGTCTGCCAAGTCCAGCGCTACCAGGGTCGCGACCGTCGCGGCTTCGACCGCTGGGGCGCGTGGCACTCCCGAGCGTGGCCGGTGCCGTACACTGGCGAGGAGAGCACGCGGGACGAGGCGATGGATGCGCTGCGCCGGCACTTGAGCCCGGCGCCCATGCCGCGCCTTGGGGTGCTGGGGCGGGTGTAGGGTGTGCTATACCATTGACATCAAGTTTGGAGTGTGACATGGCGAAGCCCTCAGCAACAATGGACGAACGGCATATCCGTTGCGCGGAAATGACGTTCATGGGTGTTCAAACAAACGCCATCGCGGAGGCTCTCGGCGTCGAGCGCATCACCATATGGCGCTGGCGCCGACGCCCCGACGTGGCCGCCTACATGGCGAGCCTACGCGACGCAGCCCACGCCGCCACCCACGCGGTGATTGTGGGAGCCGCCACCCGCGCGGCTGAGGTCATCGTCGAGAAGATGGACAGCGGCGACGAGCGTGTAGCGTTCAACGCCGCCCAAGATGTCCTCAACCGCGGCGGCCACCCCAAGGGCGAGCGCCTCGACCTGGGCGGTGCTGTGGCCACGACCGAGATGACACCGGCTCAGGCTGCGGCGGCGTTCCGCGCGGCTCAGGGGGTGGGCGATGGCGGCGAATGACCAGACCATCCGCGTCGACGTCGAGCGCCTGGGCACGCTGCTCCGGTGGGTGCTGACCGTGCTGGTGCTCCTGTGGTTGTCGGGGCTGCCGGCGGTGTGCTGGCTGTCCTACCGGCTCGGCTACACAGCGGCGGTCGCAGACATGGGCGCGACGTTGTGACACACCGGCACGAGGTTCCCCCACCGCTTCCGCCCGAGGCCACCCACCACGACCTCGTGCGGCGCGCGGCCTACGTGCTCCACCACCTCACCGAGACCGAGGTGGGGCACCGGGCATGGGCGACTGCGGGGGAGCTCATCGTGCAGGAGATGCAGCACCGGCAAGCGATGGCGGCGCACCCGCTCCGGTTCCTCGAGCTGTGGCGGCCTGAGTGCAGGGTGTGCATCGACTGGACGTGGCCCGGCACCGGAACCGAGCGGGGCCCGGTCAATGCCATCGGCAAGCCGTGCGGAGCCAAGCGACCGGGCGCAGACGGACGGACCCACGGGGTGCCGATGGTGCACGTCGAGGGGCTACGGCACCGGTGCCCGGTGTGTGGGGTGGAGGAGGAGCGGACGAGCCAGCGGCAGCTCGTGCGCGATGTGCTCCGCTCCAAGGCGCTGGCTGTGGTGGCGCTCGGGTCGAACCGGTCAAGCAAGACCTTCTCCGGCTCGATCGTCGGCATCCTGACAACGCTCGGGGCGGACCACCCTGACGTGCGGTGGATGCTCCAGGCCAACGACATCGAGCCCGGTCGGCTGCCGCGGGGCCTCGGCTTTGTGCAGTGCGGGTCGATCACCCACGGCGACAGCCGCAACTACCTCCGGCCCTACTATGACGCCTTCCTGCCCCGAGACTGGCGCTGGTCTGGCCGATTCGCTGAGGCTGAGGCGTATGTCTGCCACCCCGCCGCGGGCTCGGGCTTGCCCGGGTCGGTGCTGTTCAAGACCACCACCGGCCCGGCCATCGAGGCGAAGTGGCAGGGCACATCTTCGCCGCTGGTGCACGTCGACGAGGACCACGGCAACGTAGCGGTGCTGGGCGAGCAGCTGCGCGCCGTCGCTGACCAGGGTGGGCGGCTGCTCGTGACGGCGACGCCGACGAAGGGAAAGAGCCCGGCGATGGTGGATCTGCTCTTCCGCGACCCGCCGCGCGCCGCTGGCGATGTCGAGCGCTTCTATCTCGACGCCCTCGACAACCCGATGGTGGACGGCGACGCGATGGCGCGGTGGTTCGCCTCGATGGGCGACCGTGAGCGCCGGATCCGTCGCTTCGCCGAGTTCGTGCCGGGGGAGGGGCTGGTACACCCCGGCTTCGACCGCGCCGTCCACGTCGTGCCCGCGCTCCCGGCTGAGGAGATGGCGGAGTGGCCGCGCGTCGACGGGCTGGACTTCGGCTATCGCGCCCCCTTCGCCTACGTGTGGGGCGCGGTGGCTCCCGACGGTGTGCTCCACATCTACCGGGTGCGCTATGAGCGGGAGATCGGCACAGACGAGCACGTCTACGAAGTGCTCCGCGCCGAGTCCTGCCCCTCGTGCTGGCCGGGCTCCGACGGCTGGGGCTCGGATGTCTGGTGGCGGACGCGCGCCGATGCGGCGGCGAAGTGCCAGACGTGCGAGGGCACCGGACGCGCGCACCCCGAGCCCTGGCAGCGCTTCGCCGACCCCGCCGACGCAGGTGCCCGGCATCGGTGGGCGGAGCTCGGGCTACCCACCGAGGCCGCCAACAAGGCCCGCCGCGCTGGCTTCGAACTGCTCGACCGGCTGCTAGCCATCCGCGACGACGGCCGCCCGGGTCTCGTCATCCACGACCACCCGAGCACCGCGCCACTCGTGACGGAGCTCGAAGGCTTGGGCTGGCGGCATGAAGACCCCGAGAAGCGCACGGGGAAGGCCGAGCGCGTGGAGATGGAGGTCGACCCCCGCACGCCCGATCACGCCTGGGATGCGCTGCGCTACCTGGCAATGGGTGCGGCCTCGCTCGGCTTCCTGTCGTGAGGTTCATAGGCACATGAGCCGCCATCATGCTACGCTCCGTCCATGACTACCGCCACGACCCTCGCCCGCCTGCCCCTCGTGCGTTTCGCGCGGGCCCTGTCGGTGGTGACGGTGGAGGCTCCCGAGCCCGAGAAGTTCGTGGCGGGTAGCGATTTCGCCGCCGCCCCGGCTGTGATGCCTCGCTACGACCCCCGCCGCGCGGCATCGGCGCTGCTCGCCAATCCGTGGCTGGCCAAGGCCGTGTCTGTGATCGCGATGTCGGCCGCGGCGCTCCCGCTCCAGGTGCAACGGCGCGACGGCGACGAGTGGACGCCGGTGCCTGACCACCCGTTTGCCGAGCTCCTCGCACGCCCCACCCAGCACATGACTCAGATGCAGTGGCGGGCGCAGCTTGTGACCGACCTCGTGCCCGGCGGCAATGCGTGGATGCTTTGCCTAGGTGACCGAGGCCAAGGGCTGCCGCTCGCCCTGATGCTGCTTGAGCCCCATCGGTGCGAGTGGATCCCGGGCCCGAGCGGTGCCCCGATTGCGCTGGAGTACGACGAGAGCGGCACCGTCCGGCGCTACGACCCGGCTGACGTGGTGCACATCCGCACGGCATCGAGCAGCCCGGACCTCGGGCGGCTCTACGGCACGGGCATCGTTCAGCCGATGGACGCTGACATCGCGTCAGACGTCGCACTCGCTCACCAGATGGCAAAGAAGGCCGCAAAGGGCCGCCCTGACGCCGCTTTCGTGCCGCGCGACCCCGCCAAGGTGTGGGGCCCGCCGCAAGTGCAGTCAATGCGAACGCAGATTGACCGGCTCATGGCCGAGAAGGCGGGCGGCGTCGCTGTGATGTCCGGCTCGGGCAAGTTCGAGCCGCTCGACTGGAATGTGGCCGACATGGGCGGCACCGAGCTCCGCGAGTGGGCCCGCTCGGTGGCTATCGCGATGTCGGGCGTGCCTCCCACGCTGCTCGGGCTCCAGTCGGCCAACTACGCCACCGCCCAGATGGAGCGCAAGGCATTCGTCACCGACACCCTGACGACGTGGTGCCGGCTCATCGACGATGCGCTGACCGACCTGTGCCGGCGGCGCGGCTACCCGGACATTCGCGTCCGGCACATCATCCCCGACGCCGACGACTCGGCAACCGTCCGGCTCGGCAACGCTTCCACGCTGTGGACGATGGGCGCCGACCCGGCCAAGGCTGCGGCATACTTCGGCTTCGACGACGTGGCCGATGTCTTCCCCTTCACCTCCGAGGACAGCGGCAGCGGCCCCACGCCGGCTGTGTCCGAGGCGATGGCAGACGTCGAGGCTCAGGCTCAAGCGCTGGCCGAGGCCCTCACCGCCGACCCCGAAGACGCCGAAAACGACGACGCCGACATCCGCGCCGATGCTCAGGCCCTGGCAGACATGGCCCTGGCGCTGCTCGCAGCGATGCGGGGCGGCGAATGACCGCTCACCTCTTCGGCCTCGACCTTGACCCCGCGCCCGTCTGTTCGCACGCACGCGCAGGGGGGCCGATTCCGGGCCGCTATGACCACATCGACCTGACGCCATCTAAGGCGATGCAGACCGCCGCGGCTCGTGGGCTGCGGCTGCGGTCGGAGCATGGGCGAGGCGGCACCGCCAAGGGGCTGAGGATGGCCCGGCGGATTGTCGCCGGTGAGCGCATCCACCCCGACAACGTGCGCGACATGTTCGCCTTCTTTGCTCGCTTCGCCGACCTTGCACGGGAGCAGCGGGGGACGGACGCATGGAACCCGCGCAGCCCCGACGTGAGCGCGCTTCGCATCGCGTGGGATCTGTGGGGCGGCGACGCTGGCCGGGCCTGGGCGCGTGCCCGACGCCGGCAGCTTGAGGCGGCCGACGAGGCTAAGGCCATCGGGCGCACGCTGTGGAGCTTCCGCGGCATGGTGACCCGGCAGGCACCACGCACCGAGGCCGACCGCGCCCGGGTGTGGCGCTCGTGGCTGGAGTCTGTGCAGCGCCCCACCGAGCGCAGCATCACCCGTGAGTGGCGCACGCCCCGCGGTGGCATCTTCTGGGATCAGGCCCGCCGCTACTCCGAGCGCGCGGCCCGGGTGCTCGGTGGCCGTCGCAGTGTGCGCCGCAACGTGAGCGCCGACGAGCTCGAGGCGATCCTTATGCGAGATGCTGAGGTGGCCGCGGTGCTCCGGCAGTTCGACGAGCGCACCATCCAGCGTGGGCTTGAGCGTGCCTATGCCGCCGCCGCCCGCCGCCTGGGCGAGGAGCTCGCCAGCCCCGACCTCGTGGATGTGCGAGACCTCCAGATCGCCGACATGGTGGTCAACGTGAGCAAGACCACCGAGGCCCGCATCGCTCGCATCATCGAGGCGGGCACCGACGCGGGCGCCTCAATCAACGACATCCAGCGCGCGATCCAGTTTGACGCCGGATTCTCGCCAGCCCGAGCTCTTCGGGTCGGCCGCACCGAGACGGCCCGCGCTGTGTCCGAGGGCACCGACGCCGCATACCGCTCGGCTCAGGATGACGCCGGCGCCGTCTTTCGCATTCAGTGGCTGTCGAGCCGTGACGCCGCCGTCCGTCCGTCGCACCAGCCCGGCGGCGGACTCGATGGGCAGACCATCGACGTCGGCGGCATGTTTGTCGCGCCGTCGGGTGTCCGCGGTCGCGGTCCTGGGCTCTTCGGCCGCGACTCGGGCGCCACCAAGACCACGGCAGCGGAAGACGTAAACTGCCGTTGCACCACCATTCCCACAGACATCGGGGGCTGACATGCTCGCCACCATCGGCCCGGCAGGGGCCCGCATCATCCTCACCGCCACGCCCGGCGACATCGTGCGCAGCCTCATCGGGCAGACGGTCAAGGCCCACGGCCCGGCAGCCGGAACCGAGATGGTCACCCGCGCGGCCGGCGCCATCGGCGGCACCGTCGCCGACATCGAGGCCCTCCAGGCCAACAGCACCCGGCACCTTGGGCAGATGCTCGACGGCGACCTCGTGGTTCGGCTGGCTGGAGCGCTCGGCACTTCACCCGTGGCCCTGGCGTACCGCTCGACGATGGGGATGCAGGACGACGAAGAGGAGGGCCGCGCCATCGAGGCCGGCGCCCTCGACGAAGACGACGACGGCATCCCCGACACCGAGACGCCAGAACCGCCGGCTGGGCGACCATCGTACCGCTTCATCATGTCTGACGCGCATCCTGACCGTGCCGATGACATCGTGTCTCAGGGCTGGGATCTCTCCGAGTTCGCCGCCAACCCCGTCGCGCCGTACAACCACAACTACTATGACCTCCCCGTGGGCCGCTGGCGGAATGTGGGCGTGGGCGCGGGCAACGCACTCCGAGGCACCCTCGTGTGCACGCCGTCCGAGCACTACCCGCTGTCGATGGCCGTGTCTGACATGCTGGCCAGCCGCACGCTCCGCACCGTTTCGGTGGGCTTCCGGCCTCGCTCGGTGATTCCCCGGGCGAGCCTCCCCGAAGACGACCCGCTCTATGCCGAGACCGGCATGGTGTTCGTCGCGCCGCGCCTCATGGAGTGCAGCGTGACGCCGATGCCCATGAATCCGCGCGCCACCATGCGCACGGCTGAGGCGGCGCCGGTTGCACGGTCCTGGTCCCCGTTCATTCGTTCTGACAAGCCCAAGGCGTGGGCCCCGTTCTGGGGCTCGCGTTGAACCCGCTCATGTTCTGTGCTATGCCATGAGCGCCCTTCATGTGCCCGCCTCGGGCGCGCCCTCCATTGGAGTCCCCATGTCGTTCCAGTCGAACGCTGCCCTGCTCACCGAGGCGGATGCGCAGCTCCCCCGCACCGAAGCTGAGGCCGCCGAGCGTCACGGCCGCATCGTGCACGCAGCCCGCGCTCTCCAGTCCGAAGTCGAAGAGGGCCGCAAGACCCTCGCCGAGAAGTCGGTTCAGATCGACCGAATGGCCGAAGACCTCAAGCGCGCTCAGGAGGCACTCGCTGCCCTCCAGTCGCGCGACCCGATGGCCGACGCCGGTGGCTCCGACGCCGAGCTCCGCCAGTTCATCGACTCCGATGGCCGCGTCTTCCTCAAGGGCTTTGAGGGCTCCGACCCCGCGCTCCGGCGCAGCGATGCCAGCGGCCTGCTCACGACCCGCCCGGTGAACGCTGCCCACCGCAACCTCATCGACGCCACCGAGGCGCTCTACATCGCCGCCGTCGTCAAGCACGGCCGCGACGCCTTCAACCACAAGGGCAACGCCTACCGCGCCGACGTGGTGCGCAGCCTCGGGCGCGCCTTCCAGCGGGTTCAGCGGGCCTGGGCGCTCATGCCCAAGTCGATCCGCAAGGCGTGGGACGACCAGTCCGGCAGCGGCGGCGAGTTCATCCCTACCCCGCTTCTCGCCTCTCCGATGTGGCAGGTGGCCGAGTACGACCCTGAGGGCATCCTCGACCTCTTCCCGACCATCGAGATCAACAGCGAGTCCGTTGAGCTCCCCGTCGGCACGCTCTACCCGGTGCCCTACAAGGGCGGCGGCGCAAGCGGCGACAACCCCGCGGCCCTCGCCAAGTCCACGGTGGGCACCGACAAGGTGACCCTCCAGGCTGTGGCGATGTACTGCATGGTGCTCATGCACGAGGACGCCAGCGCCGACAGCATCGTGGCGACCTTCCCCTTCATCCGCGCCGCCATCGCACGCTCCCTCGCCATCGGCCGCCGGTTCGCCATCTTCAACGGCGACACCGCGACCACCCACCAGGACGACATCGCCAACTGGGATCTACGGGGCATGTTCGGCGCCGTCGACGCCGGCAGCATCGACTACCGCCGGAGCTTCCTGGGCTTGCGCGCCAACGCCATCGACAACAGCAACAGCGTGGACCGCAGCACCCACAGCCGGGCCACCGTCGCCGCCGACATCAACGCCGTGGGCGGCCCCCGTGGCGTCGCTCAGGACATGCCCATCTGTACCAGCTACGAGGGCTATCTCGCCAACTTCGTGAACCTCGACGGCATCGTCAAGGCCAACGAGTACGGCGACCGCGCCCCCATCGTCCGCGGTGAGGTCGCAAGCCTCTTCGGTCACCCCGTCATCCCGACCGACGCGATGCCCGCCGACCTCAACGCCACGGGCGTGTACGACAACTCGACGACCACCAAGACCGGCTACGTCGTGTTCAACCGCAACATGTTCGCCCGTGTGGCGCGCAGCGGCGCTACCGTGCAGCTCCAGCCTGACATCACCGTGGCCGGAACCTACATGCGCGCCCGGGTCCGCGAGGGCTTCGAGGATCTGAGCAAGAGCACCGACGCCGCCGTCCGCTACGCCATGAACATGAGCAAGTGAGGTCACGATGAACACCGCAATCGACACCGTGCAGCAGTACATCCCTCTCGCCGCGGCCACCGCTGGCACCGCCTCCGACGTGTTCGTCGTGTGCGGCCTGCCCGGCAAGTCCAAGGTGCGGGCCGTGCGGTACGTCTCCGATGGTGGCGTCACCGCCGACGACACCGACTACGCGACCCTCACCGCAACGGTCGATGGCACCACCATCGGCGCCGCGTCGACGACCACCGCTGGAACCGGCGACATCGCCGACGGCGGTGTAGCGGCTCTCTCGCTGACCGTGGCTGGCAGCAACCTCCTCGCGGAAGGCGAGGCGGTCAAGGTGGCCATCACCAAGCCGGGCAACGGCGTGGCCATCTCCGGCGCTCTCGCTGTCACCTTCGAGCGCGTCCGCGCCGACTGAGGACACCATGCGAGACCTCCGCTGCATTGCTGACGATGGCCACCCGCCGGGGCTGCTCCCTGGCGCTGGCCGCCCGTGGGCTGCGGGGGAGGTGCGCAGCGTGCCCGGCATGACGGCTGCGGCCCTCGTGTCGCGGCACCCGTCTCGATTCGCCGTGGTGGATCGGGTCATTCGTGGCTCGACCACCACCCCCGAGATTCCGGCTGGCACCTTGGGCGCCTCCAGCCGGAAGCTCGCCGCCGCCATCAAGCGCGGCGACCATGACGCCCACCTTGCCCCCCTTCGCACCGCCGAGACAGCCGGGGCCTCCCGCTCCGGTGTCCTCGACGCCATCGACTCCCGTGCCCGAGTGCTCCGCGCTGAGGTGACCTGATGGCACTGGCCACCGCGGCGCAAGTCCGAGCCGAGGCCCCCGGCCTCTTCGACGCGACGGCCGACGACGCGCGGCTGGGCATCCTCATCGCACGGGCAGACGCCGCCATCGCGAGATGGTGTCACCACCCACGCCCCGACAGCGGCCCGCAGACGATGGAGGCCGCTACGTACACCGTGTTTCCCGACCGGTACGCGGTGGGCCTTGGGCCAGATGCGCGACGGCTCGTGCTGCCGACTCCACCCGTCCTGTCGGTGACGTCGGTGCACGTCGACCCCGAACAGGACTACGACGCCAGCACGCTGCTCGGCTCCGGTGAGTACGTCGCCGACGGCCGCGCGCTGGAGCTCACCATCGACGCCGACACCCTCTGGTCTATCGCCCCACGCGCCAATCGTGTGGTGTGCTCGGCTGGCTACGTCGTCGACGATCACCCCGTGCTCACTGAGGCGTGCATCTTCCAGGTCGTGCACTGGGGTCGCAACAGCGCCGCCGCCGGTGAGCGCTCCAGCTCCGCCGGCCAGTCCGGCTCTCGCACCGTCGACCGCCTTGGGCTGCTTGAGGAGGTGCGCGAGATGCTCCACGACTACCGGCTGGTGGGGCCCTGATGGCTACGCAGGTGCTGCTACCGACGGAGTTTGAGCGGCTGATGTCGACGGCCGCGCCTCGCATCGCCGCCCGTGTCCGCCGCGTCGTGCAGCAGACCGGCCTGGAAATGGAGCGGCAAGGCAAGCTCAACGCATCGGGTGAGCGCCCCCACCCGCGCACCGGCAACCTTCGGCGGTCTGTCGGGCACGTCGTCGGCGAGGAGGGTGGACAGCTCCAGGTGTCGCTACGTGCTGGCGGCCGGCTGGCGGGGTCTGCCGACGTCATCTATGCCCGGGCTCAGGAGTTCGGCGCGGTGGTGCGACCCGTGCGGCGCAAGTGGCTCGCCATCCCGACGCCCTCGGTGAAGACGGCGGCGGGTGTGTCGAGGTTCAAGACCCCGCGCGACTACCCGGCCCGCCTCATCTTCCAGCAATTCAGCCCCACCGAGGCGCGTCTCGCGGAGATCGTGGGCGGAGAGCCCGTGACTCGCTGGCATCTGCGCAAGCAAACCGTCACCCCCGCCTCCCGCTTCCTGGGGCGGGCCTTTGACGCTGTGGCGCCCACCCTCGCCCCCAAGCTCACCGAGGCCGTCGGTGAGGCCCTTCGCCCGGCTGTGGCGGGTGCCCCATGACCGTCAACCGCCGCGACATCGTGGCCGGCATCGAGGGCGTGCTCTCGACCATCGACGGCACCGGCGACTACGTGCACGACCTTACACCGTCGGGCGCTGTCTCGCGGCTCGTGTCGGCGGGCCAGCCCGCTACCAACGTGCTCCCGCGGGTTGAGTACGCCCTGGGTGCACGGCAGGACAACCGCGCCGGAGAGGGTGCGGATCTGTCCTTCTACGGCCAGTCAATGACGGTGGACCTCATCGGCTACGTGGCTCGCTCAGGCACCGGGGCAGACACCCTCGACGCAGCCGGCGACCTTGAGGCCGACATGGTGCGGGCCTTCCACGGTTCGCGGAAGCTGACCAACGGGTCGGTGCACGACCTTTCCCTCTCGACTGACGTGGTAGTGGGCCCCGAGGCCGCTGGCACGCAACGGCTCGGGGTGGTGGTGATGACCCTGACTCTACTGTGGAGGCGCCGGTGAGCTGGTACAGCGCAGACTACCCCCTCCGCATCCCCATCGCCGTCGACAACAACAGCGGCGCGGCCACCATCGACGCATCGGTGGTGCTGCCCGTCGAGTGGGAGGCATTCTGGGGCGTCATCGACTCCGACGGCCACGAGATGCGCCTCACGTCGAGCAACGGCCGCACCGAGGTCACCTGGCAGCGCGGAAACTGGAACCACGGCAACCGCCAAGCCCAGATCGACGTGGACAACTGGACACCGGCCAGCGGTGACGCCACCGTCATCCTGTGGTTCTACTGGGGCGATGCCGGCGCATCGGACGGCGCTGGCAGCTTCACTCCGTCGAGTTCCAAGACCGGCCGCGTGACGCCCTTCGGCCCTGCCGCCGGTGACATCGTGCTCCGCGGTGGGCCCCTGCCCGCCGGCACCGAATACCCGCCCGACGTCTACGGCTGGCAGCCCGGCCGAGAGGGTTGGGTGTGGTTCCGGGTCGACCACCTGCTCCACCGGCTGCCCGAGGACTACAACGGCCGCCCGAATCTCGAGGAGGTGGCCGCCATCAACGTCGAGACGCGCAACGACGGCACCCCCTACGCCGGCAACGACCCGAGCAAGACCCGGCTGGTGGAGCTCCCCGACGGCCGCCAACTGGTCGGGATGTGGCTTGAGGGCGGGGTAGACGGCCAAACCTACATCGACGAAGTGACCGTTACCACGACGCTCGGGCGCGTTCTGGTTATGGCCGCTCAACGCAACGCGAACACCGCCGAGGAGGCGTGATATGGCTGAGGATCTTGGCAGGAACGCGGGCATCGGCATCGGAGTCGAAGTCACCCCCGGCACCCCGGTGGCTGCGGCGCTGTGGGCACGGCTCAACTCGGTGACCATCAACAAGTCCCGGCCCCTCGTGCGCCGGGAGCGGCTGCGGCTGGCTACCGATGGATTCGGTCAGGAGCGCATCAACCTCGTCGAAGACGTCGCGTTCTCCTACACCATCGACGCTCAGTACGAGCAGGGCGCCTTGGCTCTCGTGCTCCGCACCATTCTCGGCGGTACCTGGGTCGACACTGGCAGCGGCCCCACCTACGACCACGACCTCGAGCCCGGTCTCTCGCTGCCGGCCCACACGCTGCGCACCTACCGCGACAACGGCGACGAGGGCGACGTGCTCGCCGGCTGCCGTGTGTCGTCGGCGACCATCGAGGTCTCGACGCCCGGGAAGATGACGATCACCGTCAACGGTCTGGCGATGTCGGCCACCACCGGCGGATCTGCCCCCTCGCCGTCCTACGGCGACGACCGCGACCCCATCCTCCACCACGAGGGCGGGACGCTGGCCTGGAACAGCGCCACCTACACCGTGCGGTCCCTGTCGCTCGCCATCGAGAACGGCCTTGAGGGGCTGCGTTCCTTCGGAAACCGCGGCATCTCTTCGGCCAAGTCCACCGGCGTGCGCACCGCCCGCCTGACGCTCGGCCGGTACAAGGAGAACGACGACTGGCACGACGGCCAGATCGCCGGCACCGAGTCGACGGCGACCATCCAGTTCACCGACGGCACCAACGTCTTCGAGATCGAGCTCAACAACGCGGCGATTCCCGATGAGGTGGCCCTCGCGAACACCACGGTGGGCCTTGTGGAAGAGTCGGCGGTCTTCGAGGGCCGGCACGATGGCACAAACCCCGCCATCGAGGTCAAGCTCACCAACGCAGACGCCACCGCTGAGGCTTCCTGATGCCCCTCGACCTTGCCAAGCTCACCGCCTATGAATGGGTGCCGCTGCACAGTCTCTCGGTGCCTGTCGAGGTGGGTGTGGTGCCTGTGTCGCCCGCCATGCTCGACGGCGCCGGCCCGGTGCTGCGGTCCCTCATCGACCAAGCCGTGGCCGCCGACAAGCCCGACGCCAAGACCGAGGCCCGCCTCACCCGGCACCAGGAGCAAGCGCTCCAGGCCATCGCCATCGCCGGCATCCGCGCCATCCGTGCGCTGGGTGAAGAGGAGCACGCGCCCTGTCGGTTTGTGCTCGCCGAGTCCGACCACGACCCCGGCGCCGGTGTCTTCTGGGTCGGCTACCTCACCACCGCCGACCTCGCGACCGTCTACGGCCACGCCCTTGCCTACCACGGGAGGGCCTTGCAACGGGCCCGTGGGTTTCGCGAAGGATCCGGCGACGGTGGAGATGCTCGACGAGATGGCGAGGAGGTACGCGACGACGCCTGACGCGCTGGTCTCCGACCCCGACACCCACCCGGTGGAAGCCGCGTGGTTCCGGCTGATGCTATGTCGCACCTGTGCTATCGCAGGGTGGGCCATAGCTAAGCAGCGGGCACGAGAGATAGGCGCGCACGGCGGCGGCGTGCAGTACGTGGTCACACTCCCCGGGAGCTGACATGGCAGACGGAATCGTCGAGTACGTGCTCAGGCTCAAAGATTCGCTCTCGGGCCCGATGCGCAAAGCGGCAGCGGAGACGGAGCACCTGGGCGATGAGTCGCGGAAGACTACGCGGCAGGTCGACCGGCTGGGCGATGAGTCGACGCAGACCGCCCGGCAGGTGGGCACCCTTGCGGCGAGTAGCAGCCGAGCGACCACCGCCAGCCGTGCGCTTGGTGGAGGGATGCGGCTCGCTGGCACGGCCGTCGCGGGCTTTGCGGCGTCTCTTGCGGCTGTGGGCTTCGCGGGCGCCATCGCCGGGGCTGTCTCGCTCTCGCAGGAAGTGGCCGACCTTCGCAACGACCTCGGAGACGCGGCCACGCGCTCGGGCCTCACCGCCGAGACGCTCCAGGGCCTACGGCTCGCGGCTGAGGGCGCCGGGCTTTCGTTCGGCGAGCTCACCCCCGGCCTCGACCAGTTCGCCCGCCGCCTCTCGCAAGCGCGGCGTGGGACCGGTGCGACGGCCGACGCATTCAGCGCGTTGGGTGTCGATGTCACCGACGCCGCTGGCAACCTCCGCGACACTGACGCGGTGCTGCGGGAAACGCTGTCTGCGCTCCAGGCTATAGAGTCCCCCGCCGAGCGCTCAGCGCTGGCTGTCGAGGCCCTCGGGCGTAGCGGCGGCCGGTTGCTCCAGGCGCTGTCTGGCAGTGAGTTGGACGCATTCGCGGAGCAGGCCCGCCTCTTCGGCGTCGAGTACGGCCCAGCGGCTGCGGAGTCGGCCGGCAGATGGCAGCGGGCGACGGCTGAGCTATCGCTTGTGGTCGGCGGTCTCAAGGCGGCGCTGGTCGACACTTTCGGCATCGGCGCCGACTCGGTGGAGCAGTTCACCCAAGCCATCGTCGTCGGGCGCGCCATCGCGTCGGAGTTTGCCGACGGGGCGGGGGCCGCCTTCGACGCTTTTGGGCGGGCATTCTTGTCCCTCTTCGATGTGCTCGGGGCGCAGGTCGACCGGCTGGCCGCACGGCTGCGGGTGGTGCTGCCGCTGCTCCAAGGCGACCTTCAAGGCGTGGGCGAGGCGCTCCAGGGCGTCACCGACGCAGATGCCGCATTCAACGACGCCGCACGGGCACGGGATGCCGCCTTCGCGGATGCTGGCGGCGCGGTCGGCAGCCTGAGCGACAACATCTCCACCGCCGTGTCTGAGGCCATCCTCGCGCTGGCACGGGTGCGGGCCGACACACAGCCCACGGCGTCATCGTCAGACCGGCCGGGCCTGGGCGCTGGCACGGAAGACGCCCCGGCTGAGGTGCCATCCGTGGCGGCCCCTGACGAGACGCCCGACGAGACGCTCGACGACGTGAGCGACGGCCTCGACGAGATCGTGCTCGATATCAATGCGATCGTGGCCGAGCTTGAGCAGTTTACGAGAGAGGCCGTGCGCGTGGGGCGGCTCCAGGCAGCCCAGACTGGCATTGGAATCGGTCAAACGGCACTCGGCGGCAACGTGGCCGGCGCTCTCGGGCAGACGGGGAGTGTAGCGAGTGCGGCGGGGATGGCGACGCTGGGGGCTTCTCTCGGGGTGGCTGGTGCGGCCACGGGTGCGCTCGTGATGCTCGGTGAGCAGGGGGCGGAAGGCGTCGCAAATCAGCTACAGG